TAACTGCAGAGGCCAGCTTAAAAGCTTTTGAAAACTTTAGAGGAAATATCCGTGAGATGCACGGATCAAATGCAGTCGGTAAAATGGTTTCATTTAAACCAGAAACTTACTATGACCCAAAGTCAGGTGAATTTTTTAACGGAGTATATGTAGACGCATATATCTCAAAGGGCGCACAAGACACCTGGGAAAAAGTTTTAGACGGAACACTACAAGGATTTTCAATTGGCGGAAAAATTGTGGATTCAGAGAATGAAGTAAATAAGTCTACAGGAAATCCAGTAAGATTTATTAAAGAGTATTCATTGATTGAGCTATCAGTAGTAGACTCACCAGCAAATGAATTATGTAATATTTTATCTATTCAAAAAATGAATGGACAATTAATTTTTAAAGGAATAGCAGCAGATACTGTTACGGAAAATATTTTTTATTGTGAAGATAGCGATTCCGTATTCATGTCAACAGACGCAACTTATACCTCACCAGTAACTGGTAAATTAGCAAGTTTAATTGGTTGGGTAGAAAGTAACGATGTTAATAAAGCAAAAGAAATAGAAAAGATTCTTGCTTCATTCAAGAAGTCAAGATTAACGTTGCCTGAAACACAAATAGCAAAACAGGCAAACGCAGAAGGAGGTAATGAAGTGTCAGAAAACACAGAAACAGTAGCAGTAGAAGAAACTGCTCCAGTAGAAGTTTCAAGCGCTGCAGAGGCAGTAATTGAAAAAGCTGTTACAGAAGATGTAGTAGCCGAAGATACTTCTGCCGAAACCGTTGAAAAAGCAGCAGACGTCTCAGAAGTCGTCGTTGATGAACCTGATTTTGCAAAAATGTTAGGTGACCTAAAAGGCTTTTTCTCAGAAACTCTAAGCAAAGCTTCAGAAGCAAATGCAGCACAAGTTACAACTATTAAAGAAACAGTTGAATCTTTTAGCAAGAGCGTAGAAACTAGAATTTCAGAGTTGGCAGAACAACACTCAGAACTCAGCAAAACTGTTGAGAACATCAAGAACACGATTGATGGTGTAGAAAAGCGTGTCGATGCAGTAGAATCAGAGACTGCAATTAAGAAGTCCTCAGACCTTGGCGGGTCTAGGGAAGTAAAAATCCAAAAATCAAAATGGAACGGTTCTTTCCTCGGTTCCGTAAACGAACTATTTAAATAAAGGGTAGGTGAAATAAATAAATGAGCAATGAATTATTAGAAAAAGCAGTAGCTGCCGATACGACAGTAACTGGTACATTTGCTTCAGCAACTGGAGGAGAAGGAATCCACACAGGGTCAGAAAATGGCAACGGTGGTCTTCTTAATCCAGAACAGTCAGCTCGATTCCTAGACTATATGTTCGACGCAACCGTAATTGGTAAAGTCGCACGTACAGTTAGAATGAAGTCTGATACAACTGAAATTGATCGCATGGGCGTAGGCGAAAAGCTTATGAAACTTGCGACAGAAGGAGATAACACAAACAGCGACAACGCTGCAGTGACATTCTCAAAGATTTCTTTGACAACAAAGAAGTTACGTCTAGATTGGGAACTTTCAACTGAGTCTCTAGAAGACAATATTGAGGGTGCAGATCTAGAAGATCACATTGCACGTCTAATGGCAACACAAGCTGGTAACGACATTGAAGATTTGGTTCTTAACGGAAACACATCTCTATCATCTGATCAGCTTTACAAGGCATTTGACGGAGCAGTTAAGCTTTCAAAGACAAACGGTCACGTAGTTGACGCAGGTGGAGATACAATCTCCCGTGCAGTATTTAATGATGCGCTTAAGGCTCTTCCACGTAAATACAAGCAACGCCGTACAGACCTACGTTTCTTGTCAGGTTCAAACTTGATTCAAGATTACTTATATGCAACTTCACAAAATATCCAAAACGTTAACCCACAAGATATTGCTTCTGGCATTATTCGTGGTGAGGTAGCACCTGTATCTGGCCCAGCTGGATATGTAGCTCCATACGCATTTGGTATTCCAATCGTTGAAGTTCCATTACTAAATGAGACACAAACTGGCTCATACTCAGGAGCAACAGGATCACACGGTGACGTCCACTTGACATTCCCAAATAACGTAGTTATTGGTATCAAGCGTGATGTAACTGTATACCGATTCTTCTGGCCAAAGAAGGACTCAATCGAAAATTAAAAAAGTAGCCGAAGACTTTGGCGTAGATATAGAAGCACTAAAAAGCAAGAACGATATTATTGCAGCATTAGCTGAAGAAGGCGTAACCTGGTCAATATATCAAAAGACAATTAAAGATATAGCAGATGCCACAGAAGAGATTGAGGTTTTACCAAGGTTTGATGCTAAAAAGAATCAAGACAAAGATTCAGTTTTAGTTAGAATGGAAAGAGCAAATCATAGATATGATACTATGGGATTTACATTTACAAGTACACACCCATTTGTAGCAATGTCTGAGGAACAAGCTCAAGAAATTTTTGATAGGGAGGAAGGTTTTAGATTAGCCACACCAAAGGAAGTTCAAGACTTCTATAACTAATCTAAGCCTATAATATGGCTGAAGTATATGTAGATAGCAATTCAATAACATCAACTAAAATTATTTATGGGGGAGAAATTGTAGATGCTGATGGTGCTGTAATGGTAACTGTATTTGATATTACAGAAGACCCTGCCGTAACTCCTGCAGTTGATCCTGGCACCTCAGTATACACAACTCAAGCAACAAAAACGGAAACTGACATTGGGTCATATAAAATTAATATACCGTATTCTTTAGCAAACAGAAGTAAAAATTTTAAAATAAGATGGAATTATTCTATCAATGGACAGGCGCACCAACACTACACTACATTAGATGTAGTAAAGCCATATTGTAATTTAGCAGAAGCAATTGATGATTTAGGTTTAGGAACAGACCCATCTGATCCAAATTACAAGTCATACCATGAGTTAGTAATGGCTGAAAAATATGCAAGAAAAATAATTGATGAATTTACTGGACAAAAATTTGCAACATACGACGACGTACACATAGTGTATGGATCAGGATCAGACATTCTTCCTTTACCATATAAATTAAATACATTGCATGAACTATATCAAAATGATGTGCTAATTGTAGATACAATAAATGAAATTAATAATTGGAATTTTACAACAAGAATTTCAGAAACTGGATTTGGATTAAGAGTCGATAGACAAAGTACTCTAGACAACACAGTTTATTCAGCTAATGGAATGGTGCCTCCATCTATTAATGATTCTTATAATGGAGCTTTTATTAAAGACTATACATATCGTGTACAAGGAAGGTTTGGTTGGGACGTGGTACCAGATCAAGTTGAACAGGCCTGTATACAATTAATGGGACAATATTTTGCTAAAGATAGATTGTGGACAGATAGATACTTGAAGAGCGTTTCAACATTTGATTGGGACTTTGAGTACGCAGACGCAGCATTTACTGGTACTGGTTCTTCATATGTAGACAAATTACTTTCCCCATATGTTTTAACAAATATGGTGATTATTTAATGTTTGATATCATGGAAGCAGTGCTATCCATGAAAATGGATATATATAAACAGTTTGATATACAAAATCCAGACACTGGCGCTATAGTAAAAGAATGGAACTACTATAAAACATTGAACTGTCATGCAAAAGGAGTAATAACAAACTCTGCAACAACAAGATCTGGTGACAAGCAAATACTTGGAAACAAATATACTAATGAACAGGTTATCCAAGTTCGTACTTCAGATAGACTTACGGCTAGAGAAAAAATTACTAATATTAGAGATAGCAATGAAAAAACAATTTGGACAGAATTAAATTATCCACATTTGGACAAGTTTTAGCATATAATTCAACACTAAAAAGATCGGAGAATCAGCAAATTGGAATCTAACGTAATGCTTCTACAAGCTGCCTCTGGTCTTGAAAGACTAATGTATAATAAAAATCCCAAAGGTGCTATTAATGATAGCAACGTGGCCCAAATATCAGCAGCCCTATATTATCAGGCCAATGTAATATCCAAATTAAGCAATAGCAAAAAGTTTAAAAATTCTTTTAAGAAAATAGTATTTACTCAGATAGAAAAAGATTTTGGTAATTATATAGATGCTCAGGCAAGGTCAAAGCCTAAATCATTTCACCATGTATATGAATGGAAAAAGTCTGGAAATAAGAATGCTAGATTATTTAAATTAACATCTATGGATTCTGAGGGAATATCATTTAAAATTGATTTTGAATTTATATTATCTAAATCATTAGTTCCATCATCAAATAGTAAGCGTAGGCATACATTTGCAATGAAAGCTTCTGTGATGGAGGCAGGAATGCCCCTTAAAATTGCTCCACGCCATTCTGAGAGGCTAGTATTTGAAGTTGATGGTAATACAGTGTTTATGCCCAAAGGGGCCGCAGTGACCGTTAAAAGGCCAGGAGGAACTAGTGTCAAAAATCAATTTACATTACAATATTCAAGATTCTTTAGTGGAGAATTAATAAATAACTCTATTAAAAAATCTGGGTTCAAAGAATTATTTAATTCAGAGTCATTAAAGGCTCTAAGAATCCCAGCTTCAATTA